CCCCAGTATGGATTGATTACCAATTTTGGGTCAGGACCATTGTTGTCACTTTTTTTGATGCTTGATTCCATCTTCTGCCAAAAATCTTCCATACTGGTTGCATTGTCTGTCATAAACACAATGCTATCAGTCTTTTGATCAACTGCGGTTGCTTGATTGCCTTTCAAACGGAATGTCCAACAGATAGGATTTAACGCACTCAACACACTTGCAAGGGGTGATCCTGCTCTCCATAGTTGGCTGTCACTTGCTTCGTCCATATCGTTTTCTTCGTTAGCATCTGTGCCGTAGTTGTCTGTGATCCAGTCGTTCATAGCATCAACTCTCACTTCAAACATACGTACATTGTTAAAACTCACAGGTACATCCAATGGAAACTCGCCATATCGTCCTGTGCCGTCAAAGTAGTTGCCAAGATTCCAATTATTGTGCGGCCAACTTTGCCACGCATTCCATATTGCCAGTTCATTGCCGTTCAAACCGCCTGTAAAGGTGTTGGGGTTTGCGTTGGTGATGTCAAAAGTTATAGTTTCATTGAGTTCATCTTCTGTGTTAGCATCATAAACCACACTGCCAACTATCCCTGAACGCCAATAACTGTAGTTGATATCAATTACAGGAAAGCCACCGTCTGTGCCGTGTGTAACACCGTCAAGTGCGTTATATGTCCAAGCACCATCTGAGTCTGTGACCGTCCAAACAGTATCTTCTGCTGCGGCCTGATGCACTTGCTCATCCATTGTTTGCTTGATAGAGGCTGAGTCCCAACGGTTGCCGTCCACCAACATCATTATCTGTCCTGTGTGGCTTCTATACACAACCCAGTTAGGATTGATTGCGTTCATCATTCTGTGTCCAACGCTGTCAAACTTTGCTCTGCTGTCTGGAACGCTGTCCGGGTCACACACGAACATTTTGTATTGGCTTTCATATACCCATCCGTTGAATGGTGAGCGGCTGTCGCCAAACAAGTTTCTCTGTCCTCTTAAACTTTGTAAGTCTGCCATTGTTTATTCCTTATTCTTCGTTAGTGCCTTGACTCCAACACCATTCGCCTTCTGTGAATACTGCCCATGCCATTGAATGTTCTTGTGTAGCATTGAATGGTGCCCATTCTGCTGTGCTACTGGAACCTGTGATTCTTGTGCCGCCGCTGTCAAATGCGTATCTTGCTCTACAGTTTACTCTAATATCGTTTATGTTGCCTGCACCATTTGAACTTGCCACAAAGGTCATCATCTGTCCTTCTTGACCATTAGCCAATGTAAAGGTTGTTCCTGAGCCGTTGGCAATCAATACTACTGTGCCAGCACTTAGCGGTATTTCTTGCGGAGACGCTTCTCCTGATAATCTCACAGACCTTTTGCCTCTTTGCGGTCTATTTGGGTTAGTGCTACTTAAAATTGCCATAGTTAATCCTCTCTGTACTAAGGATATTTATCACATTTTAGTTGTCGTACTCTCGTATGTACGGTTGAACTGATTGTTAACACGAACAAACGTTGTACACTTACTAAGTTGCTTTAGTGTAGGTGCACCAACGTATGTACATGTACTACGAACACCGCCTAAGATGTTTTGTATTGTACGAGCAACTGCGCCACGATAGGGAACAAGAACTTCACGTCCTTCACTACTACGATAGTCTTTAAGACCACCAAAGTGTTTTGTGTTTGCTGCGTCACTACTCATACCGTAGAACTGTACAAAGTGTTTTTGTTCTGTTACACGATTAATACGGTTGGGGTGTAGTTCATTAGTTTCGTAAATCTTAGTAATAACTTCGCCACCGCCTTCATCATGTCCGGCAAGCATACCACCCAGCATCACAAAGTCGGCACCAGCTGCGAATGCTTTAGCAATGTCGCCAGGACAAGTGCAGCCACCATCAGCGATAATATGGCCACCCAAGCCGTGTGCAGCATCCGCACATTCGATAACGGCGGACAATTGAGGATAACCAACACCAGTCTGGATACGAGTAGTGCATACACTACCAGGCCCAATACCCACTTTAACAATATCTGCTCCATTTAAAATCAACTCCTGTGTTTGGTCTGCGGTAACTACATTACCCGCAATGATTACCAAGTCTGCAAATTCAGCACGAACACGACGAACATGATCTACAAAATGCTCGCTGTAACCATTTGCAATATCAATACAAACATATTTTAGTTTATTGTTTACTGCGGTCTTCACTTGTACAAGTTTATTAAAATCACTGTCACTTGTACCAATGCTCATTGCTACATGACTATGACGTTCATGTAATCCATCAAAGTATTCAATCAGTTGTTCAGCAGTATAAGTTTTAACTAGACAGGTAAAGATTTCTCCTTCTGCTAGTTTGTCTGCCATTTCCATAGTACCAACACCATCCATGTTACTTGCCATAATAGGCGTACCATAGTAATGAGTATTTTCTGCAGTATCAGGTTTATAGTTTCTAAAAGTGAAACTGCGATTTAAGTCAACTTCGCTTCGTGACTTTAGTGTACTACGCTTTGGTCTAATCAGAACATCGCTGTAGTCTAACAATACTTCGTTTTCAATTCTCATGGGTTACTCTTGTTCAATTTCTGTTTGCAGCGCATAGTTGTGTGCTCTAGCATGCACCATTGTTTCAGCTGCTTTCTGTTCCGCAATCTCATGTGGAAATACACCAGCAGTTCCCCGTCCGCTGTTGTGAATAGTCAGTGTAACATCTTTAGCACCTTCAAGACTGTGCTTGTATTGAGTCATTAATACCTCAATAACATATTCCATTGGAGTAGTATCGTCATTTAAAAATACTACTTTCCATTTACGTGGTGGTTTATACGTTGTCATATTTGATGTTTTCTTTTCTACTGCTACTTCTGACATTTTATTACCTTTTGATTGGGCGGAGTTGCCTCCGCCCGTTGGGAAATTATTTTACTTCAGTAATTGCGATACGCTTTGGCTGAAGCTCTTCTGGTACTTCACGTACTAAATGTACGTTTAGCATACCAAGATCAAGTGTTGCGTTTTCTACATTAACATGTTCTGCTAGTGTAAACTTACGCTTAAAGTTACGAGTACCAATACCTTTGTGTAGGTAATTAGTTTCGTCACTACCTACTGGTTGCTTACCCTCTACAACAAGTTCGTTACCGTCTTGTGTAACGTCTAGGTTACCCATACCAAATCCTGCAACTGCAATACTAATCATGTATTCGTTCTCATTGATTTGTACAATATTGTATGGTGGATAATTTCCAGTGTTTGCACTATTTGCAAAGCTACGTTCCATTTCATCAAAAATTCTATCAAATCCGATAGCTGAACGTGTAAACGTAGGTAGGTCTAGTGTTGTTAATCTTGTCATTTTGTTTCTCCTTCTAAAAGCAAGAATTGTAATTGGAGCCCTTCACGGCACTCCTTGTGTAGCAATTTTCTCTTTGCTGCACAATTTATATTTAGTATTTGACAACCTATTTGTCAAGTCTAAATTTGATTATTTTTTGCCTGTTGTTTAAGCCAACGCTTACGTGCAGCGGCTTTCGCTTTTTTACGTTTTAGGCTGGGCTTTTCAAAATGCTTTCTATCACGTACTTCTTTAAGAATGCCTTCGTTGTTGACTTTCTTTTTAAGTTTACGCATCGCTCTACTAATATCATTGTTTACGACCGCAACTGACATGCCGCCGCCTGTTTTAGGGTGTTTACTCATTTACTTTTCCATTTTCACTATAGCTATAAGACGGTTTCCATTTAACTGCGGCTTGCTATCAAACGTTAACCCTTCAACTGTCTCTAATACAGTGTTAATAATTTCATAACCACTTTTTGTATTAGACATTTCACGACCCCTAAACCTAACCATAAGTTTTACAAGTGCACCACTGTCAACAAAACGCTGTACATGTCTGCATTTTGTTTCGAAATCATGAGTGTCAATATTGGGTCTAAACTGAACTTCTTTCAGTTCGATTTTATTTTCTCGCTGCTTTTTTGCAGCTTCTTTTTCTCTACGTTTTCGTTCATAGAGAAACTTGTTCATGTCTGTAATTTTGCAAACAGGAGGAGTTGCTTTTTCTGTAACCAAGATCAAATCTAACCCTTGATCTTGTGCTTCGTTTAGTGCACGGTTACTTGACATAACACCTAGAGCTGAACCGTCTGCTCCAGTAACTCTTACTTCGTTAAACCTTTTAACAATAGTATAATTATTAACCACACTGGGCTTATCGGTAGCCTGGCGATTATTTTTAAACTTAGACATGTACTTTTTTGTTTCTCCCGTTAAAGTATTTTATTAATATAACATAAGTTAATATAGAAGTCAAGCATCAAAGTCTTCGAACCCTAACTCCATACCAGCAATCTTAATTAACTGATCTACTGTACTTAGTATTTTTTGATCATAACTGTTAATTAATTTAACTAATGCTTTATTTTTATTGTCATGATTAAACCAAAAGATGTTTGTATCAATCTTGAGTTTAGACATCATAATGGTATACATTTCTTCAGTATTACATTCACTGACATTAACAATGATGTAATCTGCCATGTTTACTACTGCCCTAAACCACGCAATAGTGCTATCATTGATAGGACTTTCACTATAGTAAAATGTAATACTATTGTTATTAAAGAGTTTTTCAAAACCCTGACAAATTTCTTTAATTTTATCTTCTTTAAAGTTAACAAGTAACACACTTGGGCCGTTTTCGTTTAAAAACAAACTTGGCGGTGTTACAGTATATACACTGTTATCTATATCCATTTACTCTTCTTTTTTAAGTTCAGTTTTTACGGTTTCTTTATGTTCGTCTAACCAGAACATTTTATTGCGTGTTGGTGTCCAGTTTGCTGGTTTAGCTGCTGGCGCTGTTACACTATCATTGCTACTAGTGTTATCAATAGTATCTGTAGTGCTGTTAGTTTCAGCAGGAATATCCACTGGTTTAGCATTTTTACGTTTTGTCTTTTTTACTTTTTTTAGTTCCTGGTGTTCTTCTTTTTTAAGTTCAACTTCAGGTTCAGGCTTTTTTGGCGCCTCCCCTGGCGGTTCAGGAATACTTGGTGGTTCTTTATGTTTACCAAATCTATTTACAGTCATTACACCTGCAAGTACAAGTATAACAGCTAGTGGATCAAACACTGCAACTAGTAATAATATTACCCAACGTACAGCGTCTTCTAAACTACTACGGCTAGTATCTTCTCCGTATACTAGTTCTGCAATATACTTTACAGGTCCAACTTCAGCTTCAAGTTTTCTAGCCTCTGCTTGTAAAGCATACTTGTTTTCAGTGAGTGTGTCAATAGAATTGTTTGCTTGTACTATTTTTTCTTGTTGTTCTTCAATAATTTTATTAGCAGCACTGTCTTCTCCAACGGTAAGACTATTTCTTAAATCTGCAATTAAATTATTACTTTGTACAATCTGCTCATTTACACTGTCTCTAATTCTTGCAATTTCTTCTCTAGCAATTTTAACTTTTGGATCTTCACTGTTTTGCAATGCTGTGATGCTATCCTGAGCTGACTTACGTGCTTGTCTGTTTGTTGGTATATCAACTGTTAACACATTATCAATTTTATCTTGGATTGCTTGTTGTTGTGTTTTTAAACTATTAGCGGCATCTCCACGTATTGTATCAATAGTATCTAATAGTGCTTGTTTACGGTCTTGTACTGCGGCGGTTTGTTCACCACGTAAACTTGTAACTAGTCCTGTTAAGCGGTTGCGCTCGTTATCTACTACTAGTTGTGCTTGTGCTCTTAAGTCTGTTTCCTGTGCTTGTAGACTTGCAATACGGTCTTGTTGTGCTGTTACCCATGCTTCTAATGCACGGCGGGTGTTACCGCCAAATAAACCATCGCTAGTAACACCAATTACTGCCTGTCCTTCACGGATCTTGTCACGCTCTGTACTTTGTAGTTTATTTGTTGTTACAACAATTGACTCTTCAATATTTGCAATCTGTGCTTTTAATGTATCAACTGCACTGTTATCTGGTTCTAGTTCAGCAATACGAGCCTCGTATGCCGCTGCTTGTTCGTCCAGTCTTGCAATATCATTATCAAGTTGTGCAATTTGATCTATATAAGGTTGTACTTGTTCTTCAACACTTGCTACGTTTGTATTTGATAGTTCTTCTCTAAACTGTGCTACAAGATTGTTTAAACGTGTTAGCTCTTGATCAAGGCTGTTGATTTCCTGTTCATAAACAGCAACTTTGTCATTTAGTTTAACAGTCTGTGCATCAATAATAGCAAGTTGTTCGTCTATAGCTGGTTGTGCACGATCATAGGCAGTATCAATACGCTCTTGTTCTTTGTCTATCTGTGTTTGTATATCAGTATTACGAGTGCCTGTGCTTTCTTCTGCTTTAACAATGCGCTCTTCTGCACGAGCAATGATAGCATTATATCTAGCAATGTCAGCATCAATACGATCCAACTGTGCAACACCTTCTTCTGCTGCCGCAGTTTGTTCAATATGTGCTTTTGATAGGAACCCAAAAATACCCATGCTGGTAATGAACATCAATACAACAACCGCAGTTGTAAGATAGATACGCATCAAGTAAGGGCTTAAACTCCAGTAACGGTGTAACCAAACAGCCGTTGTAATCTTTGCTACTTCTAATACACTACCCATGATAATGATAGGGATAACTGCCGCAGCAAAAATAGCAGTCAAACCAATAATACTATAGTATGCTGCAACCGCACTGATACACAGTGCTATAAACAATGTCCAATAACCAAAAACTCTCATTCTTTACTATTGGTATCGTATCTTGTGGCTGTTCCTTCTTCAACAAGTAAATCATTCACGCTGATACGACTACCATCCTCCTGTTCTATATATACAAAGCCTAGAACTCTTCCAATTTTACCACGCTTGTTTAGCACAGTTTTGACCACAAATGATTTAGGTAGTATTTCAATCAATCGTGTTTTGGCAATCAGTCCTTGCTCCTTTTGTGTAGGATCGTTGGTTTGTATCGACGGTGTAGCTATTCCGTAAAGTTTTATACGCTGTTTGACTAAGACATTAAATCCTAGATCTATTTCAGCGTCAATAGTATTTCCATCAATAACCCTTTCGAGTTTACATTTATATTCGTACATGTTGTTAGCCTTTATTCGTCAGCTTTGACAACAAATGTTTGTGTCACTGTATCACCAGATATTTCCAGTGTATATCCGCCGCCTTCAGTTGGGCCATATGTAAATTGGTGGTCAGGTAAATCTCCAACAACGTTTTTGAGAATGTCCTGACTAGCTGTTGCATTATCAACAAATTCATAAGAATCAATCCACGCCTGAATAGATTCTACTTTTGAAGTAGGCGCTGGTGCCGCTTCTTCAGGTGGTTGCCATACTGCCATTATCTTGCCCTATCCTTTGTTTGATCATCTATCCATTGTTTTGCCTGTGGCATACGTGGAGGAGTTTCTAAAAATCTATATAGATCTTTTTCAACTTCACGGAAACTTGCCGCACGTTGTTGATCTTCTAAACCGCCACTGTTGTCTACAACAATAAAATTACCACTGCCAAATAGCTGTTGGAACGACATGATGTTTTGTTGAACATCATTCCACATCTTCTCAACAACTTTTGGGTCTAAACTTCTAGCACGTTGTTGATTGCGCTCTTGTGCTACATCCAAACTGGTGTTAACAAATATCATCATTGTTTCGTAACCCAGTTTACGCAATGCTTCGCTTGCACGTTTAACTTTTGCTACATCCTTGCCAGTACCGTCAATGACAAGACCAAGTCTACCATCAATGTGACTTTCTTGTTTACGCATTGTGATTGATTTTGCTTTATTGCGAATTTCTTGTCCTTGAGGAGAGAAAATAGTTTCAGGATCTAGATCTAAATCCTGTTTTTTCATCATGTATTCATAAATGTCATCACTATTAACTGTGCGAAGGCCAGTGTGACCCAATAGTTTACTAGCCACAAACGACTTTCCACTACCTGGCCCACCAGCCATGAATACTGCTTTAAAAATGTGAGGGTCATTTACGCCCTCACCAATGTTTACAATTTCTTCTACTAGCATTAAATACTATCCTATTATTAACAGTATTTATGCAAAGAATGTAATTTAATCCCAACGATAAAACTTGTGTACTCCAATGGTTCCAATAAATGTCATGTCACGTGCCCAGCGTGGGTTTACATAATGTGCATGATAGTGTGTAGCACCTTCAGTAATACCACGAAACTCTTCGAACTTCATAATACGCCATGCAAGTGTTTGTGCACGTACCCAAGAATCAATATCCTGCGGACGATCTGCTTTACCATCACAATACCAACTAAACTGACAACGGTTACGAATCATATTGCCGTTGCTATCTTGATGTCCTTGTTTGACTACTTCACATACTGTATTAGGATAGCGGGTGTCTTGTACACGATTTAATACAACATCGCTTACAGCAATTTGATCTGCCATGCTGCTACCACGTGCTTCGTAGTAAATGTTAAGTGCCATACAGTATTCTTCTGGAAATAGTTCTTCACTATATCCTGCAAATGTTTCTTCTGCAAACACTGGTGCTGCTATCAGCACTAGCGCAATTACTGCAACGAAATTATATACACTGCTCAGTGTGTCTATTACAAACTTTTTCATTTTCCTGCCTCGTTTGTTTTTATTATGGTGCAAATGCTCTAAAAAAGATTGCAAGTAATATAAACGCACATATAAGCCCGCCTATATATCCTGCAATAAATTTTACTATTGGATTGTCCCAACTTGGGTTGCTTATAACTGCGGCAAATGCTATCAGCGCAATTATTAAAAACATAAAAAATCCCATTTTGATCTCCTTATACGCTTAGTGGACCTTTAAAGTTACGGATACGTTCATTAGCCTGTTGTTGCTCTAGTTCAGCAACCATATCCCAACTACGACACATAGCCCATTTGCCACTGTTTGACATCTGTGCATGACGGCGACGAGCTTCTTTTTGTGTCAAACCTGACATGTAAAAGTAATCTTTTTCTTCACCGTAGTTACGTGCTTCAACTGCCCACATATTGATCTCCTTCTGCTTACATATATAATATAAAGTAAAACGTCTTGGATGTCAACCAAAACATTTAGAAAAGTTTCTTTAGATTTCAATGGGTTATAAAAAAGTTTAGATAACTTCCCAATATTCAGCAATAAAGATACCAGTATCATAACTGATGTTAGGACGTACCTTGCCGTAGCCAATACGAATATCCATACCAGTTGTGATTTTTCTATCCATATAGTGTCTAAACGAACTATTACTAGGCAATGTTAGTTTAATTGGACCTAGTATACTATCACAAATATAGTAAATGGATTGGCTTTTTGTATATTGATATAGTTCTCTAACATTTACTGTCCGTGCGTCAGGCAGTATTGTATCATTTTGCTGTTCAGCTGATGTAAATGTACTTGGTCGTTTAGCAACATTGTTTCTCATATTTTCAAAGTTACTAAAATTATGTACAATGTCAGCGTACTCTAGATCAGTACAGTTATCTTCTAATACTGTGTCAACTTCATACTGAACTAATAGGTATTTTGCCATACCTATAAATTTGTGTGCATTGCTATCAAATGCAAAGTCTTTATCTTCTTTAAAGGAAATTTTATTGTTTACTAATCGCTCTAAGTTATTCCTATAGCTACCTTTTGGAAATTTAACTCCTTTTATCTTAGCCATAGCAAACTGATCTTGATAATAATGGATAACCTCAGATGCTAGCTGTGTATCCTGATACACACTTGCAAACAATTCATTAGAATCTGTAATATTAAAATAATAACTGGGGTCTGTCAAAATCATTAATCACACTCTGGAAACATATCTACAACAAATTTTGTAACTTTTTCTCTGTGCTGAGGCTTCCAACGTTCCTCAACTACTTCATGTGGCACATGTATACCATACTCGCGAATTGTTTCTTTCGCAAGATTATAAATTTGTCGTTTATTCAATACTTCCAGTGCATGCATAGGATTAGCATACTCCTGCAAATCAGGATGCCCCATTGCATACAGTGCAATCATCTTGCCATCCACTGGCACTTCTACTTTTGCGATCATACGGCGCTTGCCGTCTTCACATATTTTGCTTCTCATTTTGTCCTCGAACTCATACTGGTTCATTACTTATAGTATGAATATAAAGTAAAATGGCTTGCCTGTCAACCAATAATTTTTAGATTTGTGGTAAAAAGTTATGATACTTCAATTAGTTCTACTTTACTGCCCCAGGAGATATCTGCACCTGATTCGCCAGTAACAAGTATACGGAATACATTACCGCTAGTATCAACATCTAATTTCCAATTACTGCCAGCATTATTACTGTACACAGTTTCATTTGTAGCGTTACTAACAATACTGAGTGTACCATTGTTATTTTCAACAATACCCTCTTGTCTAATACTCATTGTACCAGTACCGTTTGTACGTCTGCCCAGTACAGTAATTACAAAGAACCAACTGGTGTTATTTGCTGGTGCGATTCTGCTTCCATCAAATAGTATTTCAGTTTGCCCTGGTCCACTACTGTTTGCACTGCCTAACTCAATTGTATTATTTTTAATTTCAATATTGTCATTGTCAAGCGATACACTAATACCAGTTCCGCCAGTAATAGTACGTAACTCAAAGTTGTTGTTAGCGTCTTTTTGCTTAAAGACCTCAGTACCAGTTCCTAAATTAGTGATGTCTAAACTACTGCTCAACATTAGACTGTCACTGTTTACTGCTATCTGTACGCCTTTTTCAGCCCCAATAGATTTAAACTCCAATACACCATTGTTGTTTTGTGTATAAAGTCCGTTTTCTGTTCCTACATTTAATGCACCTACAACTGTATTAGTACTACCAGTCGCTAGTGTTTGCCATGCGTTGACTGTGCCAGCAATGTATGCTTCCAGTCTGTTTGTTGTTGTATTATAACGCATTTTACCAGTTTCAGCAGTAGGACGCTGACTGGTTGTTCCGTTTGGTACTGTAATAGCACCTGTTCCAGGTATCACTGTATTGTCTGCTAATCCAACAGTAATATCACCTAATACACCATTTGCATTTGTGATGTCTATTTCATTTGGTGCACCAACCAGTGTTCTTGTATGTGCAGCGGTGCCGTCCTTTATAACAATACCATTTGTAGTAAGTGCATCCAGGTTTTTAAGATAGTTGCCTACCAATAAACTCATAGGCACATAATCATTAATTGTACCAGTTGCAGTGCTTTGTCTTGCATATGCTATTGGCAAGTCTGTACGTACAACAATATCGCCTACTTCAACACCCAGATTAAGCATCACTGTTTCACTGCTGGCAAAATAAATTGTATTACCATCAGTTTCAATGTTGTTAATGTTAATTGTGCTACTAGTAGAGCCACTGCCTGCTGTTGTACCATATGGACTTGTGCCAGCACCAAAATTATAACCAGGACTGTCAGGTGCTGTTGGTAGCGCACCATCGCTAGTGGTTTGTTCTTCTTGTGTTACTGCTCTAGTATAACCTACAACTTCTCCACAATAATTGTATACTGGCTGTTGCTCATCTATTGTGGGTGCTGGATCGCTTTCTTTTTCTAGTAATCTTATCAACCCTGGTTCTAAGAATAGTTCAAAGATATTGTTGTAAACAGTACCATCTGAACCAATAACTGGGTACCCAGCGAATCTGTTGTAGCTTGCTTGTAAACCACTTGCTACACGAGTTGCGCCTTGTATGCCTGCACCATCCGCATTCCAAAACACACCCATGTCTGTATTTGTATATGTACTATTATCACTATCAGTGCTGTCAATATCACTGTCCTGGAAAGCACTACCGCCTAAACTTTCAGATCCTGTTACACTGTTTTCTCTGTCAATTAAGTTATTAATGTCTGCAGAAACACTATTAATTTCTGCAATAAGTGCATTTAGTTCGTTTTGTGCAAACGCTCCAGTTCTAATTGCATCCCAATTACTACTAATAGTACCCATAATACCACCAGTAAACAGTGTAGTATTGAAGTCCTGTCCGTCAAAGTTTAAACATCCGCCAACTTGGTCCGGTACCATTTGACCAATACGATCAACTAAGTCTTTACCAGCACCCAGGAAACTATCCATAGTTTGTTCAAGAACATTTGGGATAGCAATAGGCTGAATTGGTGCTGCACAGAAGTTAATCATGTTTGCAATTTGTGTTACTTCTGCAAGCGCATTATTAACTCTACCCAGTACTTGTTCAATGCCAGTGTGATCCATGAACTTGTCAAATGCAGCATCTAACTGATTAAGTGCATCATTTAATTCACTCTGAAGTCCTGCAACACCAAGGATTGCCTTTAAGTTTACGCTAACACAAACTTGAATATTAGGAAGTTTAAATCCTCTACCTGCCAAAAGATTACAAATGATTTCTTTAAGTGTAAAATCAAATTCACTTTGTACGACTACTTTGGCATTTTCACCAACTTGTCCAACAATATTTGTACTAGAGTGGTGTCTAGTATTCAAATATTCATTTACATCAGCTAAACCATTTGGAAAATCACTCATGAATTAACCCCCACATGCAAATACATTTGGACTAGCACTTGTTGCTTTTGGTGCACAGTGTGGTCCGCCAGGAATAGGACAAAGGCTATCAGGAGTACTACTACTTCCTAATAATACTACGGGTATACCATTAATAAAAACAGTTCCATCATTGTTGCTTGCAGTAACTTTTCCACCACCATGTGAGTTAGGATCACCTTTTACGCTGCCTAACTTGTTATTAACAAAGACATTTGATTGTCCTGCCACAATGGTAGACGCACCGCATGCTCTGCTGTCGCCGTTTCTATGTACTGGTATACTCATTTATACAACTCCTGCTAGCACTATTTATGCTGCTAGAATTGTAACTGTGATGTTGGCGCTGCGGTTGCCAATCCTGTCGTAGCTTCAGTATAAGCATCTGCGAAAGGCTTGTGTACTTTCATCATTGCTACAACATTGTCTTTGTTAAATGTCACTTCTGGTGTTTCCATAATATCACCAGTAGCAAAATAAGGAGCAAGGGCTGGACCCTGTTGAGTCATAGCCATTGCTAGTGGTTTACGTAATTTGATGATGTTGTTGGCATCTTCTTGAAAACTGCCAACAACTTCTTCACCACTTGTTAATTTAAGGGCAACAATGTCGCCCTGTTTTCTTACATCAATAATCATTTATAGTGTGTATCCTGTTCCATTCCAGCCAGTATTTTCAATATAAGCAGCCAATTGCTCGTAACCACCAATAACTGTGTTATCAATTACAATCTGTGGTGCTGTACGTGCATTCGGACATGCTTCGAGCAATTGCTCACGTGTTACATCAACACCAATTTTTAACTCTTGATATTGAATATTTAAATTTTCAAAGGTACGCTTTGCACGTACACAGTAAGGACAATTGTCTTTAGTGTATATTACTACTTTACTCATAGGCTCATACCTTTAAATGTATCTTCATTAACATCTTTGTTAACGCCGCCAATTACATAGCTGGAAATTTCTGTTTCTTGTGGTGCTACTTGCACATCTGCACCGCTAATCCATTTTTGTGTCCATGGTAGTGGGCTTGCTTGTGGCACTTTGTAAGGGCTAGTTAGTCCAACACTTGTCATACGCTTGTTTGCAATCCATTCAACAAACTCGCTCAATAGTTGCTCATTCAAACCAATCATTGAACCATCTTTAAACAGATAATGTGCCCATTCTTTTTCTTGATCTACTGCATCTACAAACATCTGTACCATTTCTGCTTCAGTTTCTTTTGCAATTTTAGCATAATCTGGATCGTCTTTAGGAAGGATTTTTAACAAGTATTGTGTACTTGCCAAGTGTAAGTTTTCATCACGACAAATCAATTTAATAATTTTTGCGTTGCCTTCCATCTTTTTAAGTTCAGCAAACGCCCAACTACATGCAAATGATACGTAGAAACGAACACCTTCCAAGATGTTTACACTCATGATAGTTTTCCACAGTGCTTTTTTAAGTTCATATAAACTTACTTCTACTTTTTTACCATTTACAGTATGTGTACCTTCTCCCAATAGGTTATAATAGCTTGCTTTTTCAATCAAGTCATCATAATACTTACTGATGTCATCAGCACAATCAACAATCTCTTTCAAATCTAGCATTTCATCAAAGATTTTACTTGGATCATTGTATACGTTGCGAATAATATGTGTATAACTACGGCTGTGAATTGTTTCACTAAATGTCCATGTAATAATCCAGTTTTCTAACTCAGGAATACTAACTAAACTGCCAAAACTTTCTGCAGGTGCACGGCCTTGTACGCTGTCTAGTAGGATTTGACGTTTTAGATTACTTGTAAAGATATGACGCTCATGTTCATTCAAATCTTTAAAGTCTTTTGCATCTTTATATACGTCAACTTCCTCAGGACGCCAAAAGAAGCCCAGTTGTTTGTCTGTAAGTTGATCAAATTTTCTATATTTTAGGGTGTCATAGCGTTGAATTGCTACTCCACCTTCAGGATCTAGAAACGCCAACGCTTCTGTATGGTTTCCCTTTTTTTCTGCATTAAAAACACTCATTGGTTCACTCCGTTTTAAATTACACACGCATCGCAAGCATCATCATCCATTTCGCCTGCTGCTAATTCTTCTACTTTATCTTCGGCATTGATGTCAAGTTCTCCTTGTCCATCAAATGTATTAAAATAATACAATTGCTTGCCACCATACTTGTAGAACATAATAAGGTGCTGTAGCATTGTACTCATTGGAATCTTCTCATCATCAAAGAAGGTTGGATTGTATGTAGTATTAACACTGATACCCTGGTCGATATATTTTTGCAATACTGCCATAATTTTTAGATAACCCTCAGGACTCTTTTGATCCCACAATAGGTCATATTTGCTTTTTAGTTTGTGAATGCCTGGCACAACCTGTTTAAGTACGCCATGTTTACTTTGTTTAACACTTACAAAACTACGTGGAGGCTCAATACCATTGGTACTGTTACTGATCTGGGCACTAGTCTCTGCAGGCATCAGAGCCATCAGCGTACTGTTGCGAATCCCTGTTTCTTTTAACTGCGTTCTTAACTCGTCCCACGGCAAACGCTCCGTATGCGCCACGAGTTCGTCAACATCCCCCTTGTACGTTTGGTTAGGTGTAATACCTTTTCCGTATAGTGTTTCAGATGTGCCAGGGCATGCACCTTGTTCAGCAGCCAAATCAGCACTTGCTTTGATTAGGTAGTAACTCCAGGCTTCTGCCCATTCATCAACAAGTTCCAAGTTTGGATCCTGATACGTAGTATCATTTTTTGCAAGCCAATATGCAAAGTTAATGATACCAATACCAATAGGACGGCGTTTCATAGTGCTTAGTTCAGCCGCCAATACTGGATATTTCTGATAGTCTAGGAGTGCGTCTAAGCCTCGTACAGCAAGTTCACAAGGACGTTTAAAGTCTGCAGGGCTGCGCATAATGCCCCAGTTAATAGCACTCAGTGTACATAGTGAAATCTCACCTTCTTCATCAAATACATGTTGTAATGGTTTTGTTGGCAGGTTAATTTCACAGCATAGGTTACTCTGATGAATTGGTGCCATTGATTTATCAAATGCACTGTGATCATTTGCATGATCCACATTCATTAGATACACACGGCCTGTGTTTTTGCGTTCTTCAATAAATGCACTAAACAAGTCAATTGCTTTAATTGTCTTTTTACGTAGGCGTGTGTTGCGTTCTGCTGTTTCATATAGACGCTTAAATTCATCTTGATCCTGGAAGAATGCATCATACAACCCAGGTACATCACTAGGACTGAAAAGTGTAATGTCGCCGCCGCTGAGAAGGCGCTCGTACATTAACTTGTTAAACTGTACACCGTAATCCAAATGACGTACACGATTGTCTTCTGTACCTTTGTTATTTTTAAGCACTAGCATATCTTCAATTTCGTAATGCCAGATAGGATAGTAAAGAGTTGCAGCACCACCACGTACACCGCCCTGACTACATGATTTTACGGCTGCTTGGAACATTTTATAGAAAGGAATAACACCAGTATGTGTAGCATCACCCTTGCGGATTGGCGAACCAATAGCACGGATACTGCCTGCGCCAATACCAATACCTGCTTTTTGTGATACGTATTTTACAACTGCACTTGATGTTGCATTGATACTGTCCAAACTGTCACCAGTTTCAATAAGCACACAACTACTAAACTGTCGCTGTGGCGTACGTACACCTGCCATTACTGGCGTTGGCAAACTGATTTCAAAAGTACTGACAGCATCATAATAATCTTTGACCCAGCGCATACGTGTTTCTTTAGGATAGTCACTAAACAGTGTAGCAGCAATCAACATATAAGCCATTTGTGGTGTTTCAAAAATTTCACCAGTTGCACGGTTTTGTACCAAATACTTTCCACGGAATTGTTCCATGCCAACATATGCAATGCTGTTGTCACGATCATGTCTAATGTGATTGTTTAATGTTTCCCACTCGTCATCAGAATAAGCACCAAGTAATTCAGGATCATAAAAACCTTTTTCAGTATTGACTTCTACTAACTTTTTAATATGCCAGGGATCAAATTGTCCATAAACCATCTTGCGTAAATGATAGTTAATTAGTCTACCTGCAACCCACTGGTAGTTAGGAGTTTCTTCACTAATCAAGTCAGCAGCACTTTTAATCAGGGTTTCTTGAATGTCACTACTGTTAATGCCATTATAAAACTGAATATGACTTTTAATTTCAACTTGACTAGGGCTAACTCCACTAATTCCTTCACATGCAAAAAATACAACTTTATGTAATTTGTCAATATCTAGAGGTTCTCGCTCTCCGTTTCGCTTTGTTACTTGAATTTCTGGTGTCATTATCTCTTTACCTATCTAAATGCTTATTCTATGCTTTGTCATTTCAACAACACTCGTACAGTCCCAGGAGTCTTGAATATCAAGATTAGCTTTTACACTGTCCCAGGTTGCAACTTCTCCATAATTATAATTTAAGAGAATACGATTGTCAATAAGTGTTGTCATGTATATATCATGATTTTCCAAATCATGCACTCTTAGTACTTTATTCTTAATTTTTTGATTCACATAAAAAACAGTATATGCCATGCCAATGGCAGTACTGTATTTACAGTAATCTCCCTGATGTAACATTTCCCAAACACTGGGCCAAGTTACAGGATCATACGGATCAATACTTAAATTTTGTTGCGGAGCAAAACTCCACCACTTACAGATACTATAACACAAACTGTCTATATTATCTGGATCTAAACTTTTTCTAAATTCACGCCAATGGGCAAGACGACTATGCGGAGGTTCCAGCCACATTGTCCTAAGTTGATTTACATTTTCCACAATTCAAAAGTATATTTAAGGGTTACGTTTACTGTTTCGTTGTTAGTGTATTGAAGTTGTGCATTGTTATAGAGATCAATGACACCACTGAATGTTACATCAATATCCTGCATTGCAGGACTTCTACTATACTGATCATCTACTATAACATTATTATTCATAGTGTCAACCAGAATTCTTAAAGTACCTGATCTAAATTTAGTAGCAGCATTGATTGTGTAATTTACAAATGCAGTGTCATATCTTGTTGCGTCAAAAGCAAATCCACTGTCAGCAGCCGTTGCTTGACTTGCACCAAGTGTTTTGCTGCCAGGACGTAGTACACGGTTAACCATTGCAATTTCTGTATTAACCTTTAGTGTAATATCTGCGCCTAGTGCAGGCGGTGTTGTAAATGTAATGTCGTCAACAGTTACGACAGCATTTGTTTCTACACCATCAACATAAAGCACTGCATCCGCAACACTTTCACTTGTACGTGGAAGATCATGAATAAAAGGGTTATTAAAGGTAACAGTAGTACCATCACCAGTACCAACAGCTAGTTCTCTGTTGCCAATAAACATACGATGCTCGTCTAAAGCATAACCTATTTCACCTTCTTGTAAGATAGGTAAATCTGCAATGTCGCCTCTGCGAACTTGTATTCTACTAATGCGTGTTTCTGCCATTTAATAATTCCTTACTGTGTGTATTTAGCTCAGACTGTAAAACTGACTGACACGGTCTGCCCATCTTTCAGTCCAAAATTTAAACTCATCAGCTTCTACTTCAAATAGTTGCCATTCACAGTTTCTACTACACATAAAGATAGCAATATTTTCTATCTCAGTTCCATATAGTTCATTGTGTGCCATTCCATAAGCACTGCCCTGTAAGAAGTAATCTTCAATCCACTCACGTTTTTTAGGCTTATTGGTTTGCTTAAAGTCCATAATTGTTGGCTTGCCTTTCCAGACACCAACCAAGTCTGTAGTGCCAGCATAAAGACCAGGATAGTATAATGCAACTTCACTACCCCAGATTTCATTCAAATCTGGCTCTACATTTTGTTTTACAACTTCTGCCATTTGTTTTGCTTGTTGGTGCACCATATTGTTACCTGGATCATATGCTTCGTTCTTGACCCAGTATTCCAAAATATTATGCATTACGGTACCTACATTGGCAGCTTCAGTTGTAATACGTTGAGCCTCCACTGTACCTACACGCTTTTTCCAATTGGCAAGAGCTTCACGTTTTTCACGTGGTTTTGTTTTATCTAAAATAGTTGTTACACTGGGCAACGGGCCAGACTCTGTATCATAGAGTCTTTTGCCATCTACCATTTTACGGGAAAGTTCCTTATAAGGATAAGGTGAATTTAAAGTTAACATAAAGTCAGTATAGCAGAAATGATAACGTTTGTCTAGTAAAAATTACCAGTAAATCACCCAACTAAATGTTGTTCCATCATTACGCTGTGTAATGTTATACCCACGATCTCTAAAGTAACGAATTACTTCACTAATCTCGTCATCTCTTTTGTAATCAGTAGTCGTGCCTACCCAGGCAGCAAAGTGATCTGTACTCTGAGTAAGTGTTGTGTTATTAATTGTAATTGAATAATCGCCAGCATCACTTGCTACAATAATTGCTCTCATCACAGCATTTACTTCATCAAATATTGTAAGATTGCTTCTAGCATGACTACGAGCTTCTGTTGCGTTTAAATAATATGTCATAGTCCTAGATCCTTTTTAGCTTGTTTTTGTGCCATTTTTTTGACATGTGTAACTTCACTGTCAGCCGTTCTATCATCCATAGCACGGCTTAAATTGTTTATAGCAAGTTTAATGGTTTCGCTGTTAGCATTAGCAACCATACCAATGTTGTTGAGTACGTCTAAGATAGTAGCTTTGTCAATACTGTAACCCATATTTTGGAGATCGAGAATTAACTGGTCAGTATCAACTGTGTTAATACCTTCAGCCGCTACTGCAACTAGAAGATTAGTAATTTCATCTTCCATTTCTTTAGTATAGTTGCTTTCTACTAACTGCTTAAATCTCATTATTTTGCTCTAAACTGTGCCAGTGCTTCTTCTAAATCTTTACGTGAAACTTTACCTTCAACAACTTTTGCTTGAAGCTCTTCCAGCATTGCATCAAATGACTCAATACTTTCTTCTTTCATTTCACGACCTTCTGGTTCGCCTTCTGCATCTGCGGCAGCTTCGTCACCATCAAATGGATCATCAGCTGGTGCATCATCCATATCGCCCATGTCAACATCCATATCCATGTCGCCCATGTCGCCTGCTGGTGCTTCCATGTCCATTGCTGGTGCTTGGCCTTGTGCTGCCAGGATAGCATTTTCAACACTTTCTTTTGCACCTTTAACTGAGTCTAGTAGACCTGCTAGTGCGCTGTCTACTGCACTGTTAAATGCATCTGCTTCAGCCATACCAACTTCTGCTTTCATTGCATCAACTAGCGGAATAAGATCTTGTACTTGCATCTCTGCAACTCTCTCAATCATCTTCTGTAGCTCGTCGTTCATTTCTTGTGCTGCTAGGATAACTTTAGCTGTTTCAACTGTATCCTCGTCAACATTTTCTACAACCATGTCTGTTAGTGCTGTTTGGATTGGCGCAGGTGTCCACAATTTTAAACTTTCACTAATCATGTGCAAACGTGTATATTCACGTGCATCTGATTCAGCAACCATTTTAGCTTGTGTGCTGCTGATAATATCATTTACTTTTTCCTGGTCTAGTCCAGTTGTGTCAAGTTCGTAACCATAGTTCTCTTTAAGATACTTCTGGATTTTACCGAACTTTACTTCTTTTGTTTCAAAATCATTTAAAAACATTTCGATCTCCAATTCTTTATACTATTTATAGTGTTCTAATTATTTTTTGCTTTGCGTCTTTAACTTTTGCCATTGCATTACTATACTTGGCTTCGTATACATCACGCTTTACACTTTCTGTAACTATTTTGATTCTCTCTTTATAGTTATATGCTTCAAGTAAACGACTGTCATATGCTTCGTCCATCTGGGCGATAGTATCGCAGTCTTGTAGTCTTTTACCCAGCATTAATCTTTTTGTGATACTCATTGCACTTTCAAACAAACTTAGCTCTTTGTACAATACTTCTCCAGTATCATTCTCTACAATGTCGTAATAGTTTTTTCTAATACCACCGATTGTAAGTTTAGTTGGCTTAATGGTGTAATTTGCAACATTTACACCAGCTTCTGTTCTACTGGTGTTCAGTGCAACGATTGCATCGTCACGGCTGCTAGTTTTATTATCTTCATTTAAAACTTTATTCACGCTGTTGTTAGTCGCTTCTTCCAACTTGCGTAAAACTGCTTCCATTGCTTTTGCATCTTCGTAATTTACTGTCATGATACTGCCTTGTTAGTGTTTCTAGTGTAATAGGTTTTGCCTTCTCTAACGTGTCTATTTAACACACCTTTTCTAACCAATTGCTGCGCAATTAGTTGTTCTCTTTCAGTCAAGTCCTTTTTATATACACGATCATCACTGTGAGTGTCAAGCCATTTACTTTCTCTGACAGTGACAAATGTTTCGATTCCACCTGATACTAAAACTGTTCTCATCTGCGTTGTCCTATTAGTTTTTTAAGACGCTGAATCTCTGCTGAGTTTGCAGCAGCAGATTGTGCATTAGCAGATGACTGAGCAGTATTTGCCATTCTTTGTTCATCATCAGGATCAGCCTGTGCTGGCGCTCCTGTTGCTACTTTGTTACCGCCCGCAACTGGTTTTGATGTTGGCGTGTATCTTGTTTGTCCTGGACGCTTTTGACTAGTTGGGCGTGTACTTGCTGTACTCTGTAGACCAGCACGTCCTGGTAAACTGTATTCCATTTGTATTAAATCTGTGCCTAAAATATCAGCAATAGATTCTTCATTATGATTTTCAATAGCAGTGTCTAAACGCAGTACATCACTAAGTGAAAGTTTATCTGTCATTTTAC